TACGGTATGTCGTTCTAATCTTCTTCTAACATGAAGTCTGCCCACTCGTAGGCTTCTCTCCGTAACACTTCCATATTAACAGAGCCGTTACTTCTGGCTAACAAACCTGACAAAGCCTGACCTGCAACATAGCGTCTGCTTGTCAAAGGCTTCAAGCTCTTAGCCGTCACCTTTCTCTTTTTGAAATTTTTTGCTTCCTCTTGTATGTTTGCCCACTTAGCCATGTCATGCTCCTATATCTACTATCTCACAACTATCTCCAGAACAGGCAAATGTTTGACTGCCTGAAGTTGTATCTACCTTCTCATAATCTCTAAACTTATCCCAATCAATATGTCCGAACTTACTGCTAAAATCATTGTATACAGCTTCTGTACACTCCTGATAGGGTGCTTGCTGATAAGTATGGTCGGAGTGTGGTAAAAAAGACACACCTGACATCTCGTCAAAGTGTTTGAATACAAACGCTCCCACTTCCATCCACTCGTCATCTCGTACAGAAATCGTCACTGACGGCTTGTGTTCACACCAGTACCTCTGATACGTGAGCCATGTTTGTAGCTGTTGTATGGCTGTCATATCGTCTCTCTTGACCGATTTCTTTGGAGACTTCATAGGAAAGCTAAATACTGTCTGTGTATCAGGCTTCATAAAGTCTGCTTCAGCAGGTATCCCACTGTCAATTAAAAATTGGGTGAGAGGGTCTTTATTATCACCACGAACAGTCCTAATATAATAGCTACTGTGACGAGGGTGGATACCAGAACTTGAGTCCACGAGTTGTGAGACTGTCCCACTTGGCTTGACACAGGTGATGGCTGTGCTTTGTGGGATTCTGAGTATCTCTGACCATTCTCTGTTTGTTTCGACTGCAACTTCTCTGAGTGCTGTGAGGGTTTTTTCAAGCCCATGTTTTCTCCCATTAGTTAATTCATTGTCCATTATTCCTGTAAGACTTACGCCAAGTAGTCTTTCTTCTTCTGTGTTCTTGTTCCAAACCTTTCTAAGATATGGGAACTTGGTGAGAGTAGACTGCACTGTGCCTAATATTGTGGCAAGCATAACCTTCTTCTTTAAGTCATCAAACTTATCCTTCTCTCTTATCACAACCTCTGTTAGGTTACAGAACTGATAAGGACGTAGGATAATCTCACTGCAAGGATTCGTACCAAACTCATGGTCAGGGTCTCGTCTACCGTATTTCTTAGCTTGTTCTTTAGCAGATATCCTGTTGAATATCCCACGCTCTCCTGACTTAGACTCTACAAGAGATGTCCACTCTCGTAAAAATGTCTCACCGTCAGGCTTGTCGGTGTAGCACACAGAGTTATTAGCCAATGCCATCTGTGGTGTTGTCTCCCACCATTTACCAGACTTAGCATGACGCATACGTTGGTCTGAGAGATTAGACAGACTAATCATTGCTGACCGTCTTACTCCACCTGACACCACAACTTCTCCAACTTTACACATTAGATTATGGCAGTCGTAGCTAGACAGCTTACGTCCTTCATTGTGTCTAAACAGCGATACTGTGAAGTTAAATAAATCAACAAGAGGTGCAGGACCTGATGCTCTACCACCAAATATTTTCAGTCTAGAACCTGCAGGTCTAACCTTAGACACATCCCACATAGGAACTTCGCCCATATATAAGTGTCCTATCAGCTTACGTAAAGCTCTTGCCCAACCCTCTTTACTGTCTTGAACGTGTATGATAGTATCAACGTCCTCTAAGTTTTTCGGAATCTCTGGTAGTTGATTGACGTACTGTCTTTCCACAGAGAAACCAACTCCTGTGCCACAGAGAAGAATGTACATAGCTTCATCGAAAGACTTTGGGTCATCTACAGGCATGTAACTACAGTTATATCCTGCAGTGTTGTCTCTTTCAAGGGCAGGACCTGCAGTCATCAAGGCTCTCATAGAGGGCATAACTTCTAGATTGTGGATAGCGTCAAATATTTGTTTCTTAGGCAGGTGTCCTTTTACTTTTTCTGACATGAAATCAACATATCGTTGCACAGTTTCTTTCCACGTTTCTCTACGTCCTTCTTCTTCCATCCATCGTGCATATCTAGACACAGCTATAAAGTTTTGGTAATCTGTCGGTATCATTCTTTTCTCCTCGAAATATCTATGTGTTTAATCTCAACATCGTCAATGTCATAAATAGCTTCGCATATTCTTTGTTTAATACAAGAAGCATCTGTTTGTGAATCTCCTACCTCAAGAAAGTTAGCAGTAGGGTCAACGCTAATAGTAATGTTTACTTCATATTTATGTTTACTCATCCTCAAACTCTAAATCAAATTCATTTTCTAATTCTGGTGCATATATTATAGTGGCTTCCATTTTGGAGTCAATATGTGATTTAAATCTATACGCATCTTCCTCATTCTCAAACCAAAATTCTTTATCAACAAGTTTCTTTTTCTTTTCTACTTTACAAACTACTAGGTGGTTACAGTCAGGTGGTATTTCATAAGGGTAGTTTGTCGATAGAGTGCGTAGATTATAAGGACCTTCTATTACTGCCCACACTTTTACTTTTTCTATTTTCATCTCCCCATACCTTTAATAAATCCATGTAATGTTCCATACCAACCATAACAACCCAAGGCTTCCTGTCAGAACGATAGAACACAACAGGCTCTCCTTTTGCATGACTTGAAGCCTGTTCCATGTAGTCGTACACAGTCTTCAAATTATTTTTTCTTCTCTTCACCTCAATGGTGAGAGGTATTATTTTTCTTGCAGCAGGTGATAACTGTATGTCTTCACCTGAGTCTCCCATGACAGTAGACTTGATATCGTCAGGCTCTAGGTCAGGGAATGTTTTGAGAAGCTTGTCTCGTACTTCCTGTTGACCAAGCCTACCCTTAGCCTTTGCGTTCCTAGTCATGCCATATCTCTGGAACTTTAGGCTCTGTGTTTACCTCTGTTAGATACTCAGGACCATAGGAGTAGATGAAAGTTCTTACGTCTTTCCAACATAAATATTTGAACTCACAATAACTACACTGCATACTTAGCTTCATATTATCGCTAGTCTTTGATTGTGGTACAGGGTCAATCTTTTCTTTAGGTATATCTCCTTCTACCATCTTCTTTACATTTAGTATCTCTTCTTCTTTTTCTGCTAACTCTTCAGTGAAATCATAAACATCCAAACAAACATTTCCGTTCTGCTTATCAACTGCCAGAAAAGCTCCGTGTGTCTTGTCAGTGACAAGTGGGTCATCTTTTCCTGCATATACATAAGAACTGAGTTGGGATACATATCCAAAGGGGTCATCATCTTTTAGCTTTCCTTCTTTAAATTTTTTGTAAGCATAACTACTGCAGGACTTTACGTCTACCGTCATGCCATCAATGACAGCATCTCTATGTCCTTTAACACCATGTACGTTTAGCTTACTCTGCTCTCCCTCTACCGTGTGACCACTAGCCTTAGCCAAGGACAGCACCAACTCTTCTATCATATCACCATAGAAAAACTTTAGTAGTGTATTAGGACGCAGAGACTCACCTAATGTAGGCTTGTTTACTTTGTACCACAGCTTTCTCTTGCATGACGTACCCACAGATGAAAGAGAAAGATACCCTCGTGGTTCTTGAGGAGAGGAGAACCTTTGACTTGCGACAGAGGACAAGTTATTACCAAAGGCTGAACCAACGACATCATCCCAACTGCCTTTACCTTCTACAGTTTTATAAATGTCTCTAACAAGGGTATCAATCTTTTTCATCTGCTGTTCCTAACTTATGTTTCCGTTTTCTAAATTTAATTTTAGTCTTATCCGGGATAACCCTCAGGCTATATTTAGGAGTACGTAACTCCATAGCCTGAAGGTTTCTTGGTTTAGGAACTTTAGAATGGGACTTCCTCTTCACCTTGCACCACCTTTAACTTTTGTGGTGGTGGCATGGTTGCCACTTCATCCTCATCATCTGATGGTGGCTTAACATGCTCCAACACTTTTACTCTGTCTAGTCGTGTACCCACGATTGACTTACGGCTTGTGTCGTAAACAGATAGAGTTACTGCAACTGTAGAGCCGTTACCAATAAGACCGTCTACATCCATATCCCACTTAGTACCGTCAGACTTAACAACAACAGGAGACCCACTGTCCCAATCTCTGCCAGTATTGAACTTACGTACAAACCGTACTCGTGTACCTCTGCCCTCAGCATCTGGTGAGCCTTTCTTCATAGACTTAGATGCAATCAGTCTATCCATGTTCTCTTTGTCGAGAATCATGTCAATGGTGCAAGCACCATCAAACTCCTCGTATGCACCCTCGAAACCCTTCATGTCTCGATTGTCTTCAAATACTTTCGCCCATTCAGCGATACCTACTAAAATAACTTTTCTTGTAGCCATTTATTTTCTCCTAATTAATTTGAACTATTATACCATATAAAATTCATATTGCAACAACTAATGTACATCGGCATATGTTTTTCCATATTGCACATCAATACCTAAGTCTACATTTAGTTTAAGTTGCTCGTTTAACTTATTGATTGCCCACGTTAAAACACTTGTGTGTTCATTCTGTTCTCCCTCTTTTATTACGTTTATACTTTCATCATGGAACTGACCAACGATGTTTGGTCTTCTCATTCTATAGTATGCCACCCACTTATCAAAGCAGTATGAGCCTGTACTCTGATTGATAGTAGAGAAAGCATCTTTCTCATAGCGTAGTGAATGCCAAAACTTACTAACAGGATTCTGTATCCACATCTCTTCACCTATCCTTCGTATCTTCTGTGCATCTGAGAATGCTTTAACAGACCAGTTACGTTTCCAGTAGGCATCAAGTAGAGCCTGTGCTTTCTTAACAGACATACCTGTTTCACGTGAAAGTTTGGCAGCACCTACTCCATAAGTTGCTGAGTAATTGACAACCTTGAAGTCTTTTCTCAAGGCTTTCAAGTCTATCTCACCTCTCTGATGTTTGTCTATGTCAGACTGTGTTATAACCTTTGCGTGTTTAGCTAAGTCGAGGTGAGGGTCAAAGCCTTTACGTGACATCTCCTCTACATACTTAGGGTCATAGGGTTTCATGTAGTGTCTCTTTGTCGTATCCTCTAGTGAGGTCATGTCTGCTCCACAGAGGAGAGAGCCTTGAGGTGCTGTAAGACAACTGCGTATCTCCTTTCCCCAAGGCTTCTCTACTGATGGGAGATTGACAAGAGGTTTCTTATGCTTGAAACGTAGGGTATTTGTAAGTCCGTCTATTTCTGCTCGTAAGTATCCGTCACGTTCACACTCAACGAATCCATTCAGTATACCTAGCCTGTGTTGTAAAACTGTGAGACCGTCTAAGACCTGCACAGCAGGATTGTCTTTGGCTAATAGCTTTACAGACTCTGTCAGTTCACCGTTGAGTCTAACCTGTTCTACCTTCTTCTCTTCACCTGTTTCTTTGTTCTTATTGTACTTGTATGTACAAGGTTGCCAACCCAAAGAATACAACCACTCTTTTACTTGGTCAGTGGAGTTTGGATTGGCTTCCTCTGCACCTTTAACAACTGTCACATCCTTGTCGTATGTTTCTGGAAGACCATGCTCTTCTAACAAATCAAACCATCTTCTACCGTGAGAGGAGAGAGTGCCATCTTTCTTATAGCACACTTTTGGTTTGCTCTGTACTCTGTATAGCTTTCTCATGGGCATAACATCTATAAGTTCTGTAACTTTTTTATTCTGTAACTCTGTCAACTCTTCAACGCACTTCTTGGCTAGGTCAACATTAACTCTCCAACCTGAATGCTCTGCTTGCCTAGCACAATCCATCTTGAACTCTAAGTATTTAAAAAACTTATCTAGTTCTTTCTTATCTTTGTACAGCACCATGAATCTTTGTAGAAGATTATTCCAAAGTGCTTGTGTAATCTTAACATCCTCTTCACACCTGTGAGAGTAATCTTCTATAGACAAGTTGCTCCAATCATCTATCTTTGGTTTCTCTATCCCAAAGTCAGGAAAGAAACTGTCTAGTCCATGCTTGCTTCGTGTAGGGTTCATAACCCAAGACATAGGTAACGTATCGTATAGTCTTGCATCTATCTTAATATCTAATAACTTCTCCAGTAAAGGTATATCATATCGTATTATATTGTGACCAACAAAGTGTTTCTTTACAGAAAACAATAATCTCATATCGTCATAGTCGTATAGTGTAATAATATCTTTCTCTCTATCTGTATCAATATACGACAGACAGTGTATCTTTGTTGCATCATCAAGAAGTCCGTTTGATTCTACATCAAATATTATCATGCTACGTTTCTCTCCCTATCTCTTGTATCCTCTGTGAGGAGTGTTGTCTCAGGGTCATAGTATACACTACCTGCTCTGCCAAGTCTAGCAAAAGGTCTGTTCTTATCTACAATAAAATCAGTAGTGTTCTGAACTGTAGTGTCCTCGTTCTCTACGTCCCTTTCTATCTTAATGCAGATGATAGCTTCCTCTTCAAGAGATGACGCATATTTAGTACGTCCATCATCGTTGACCTGTGATATAAATACAACACCTATGTTCAATTCTTTAGAAAGCTGTGCCATTCTTGCACCAAGAGATGTAAGCACAGAGGTAGCACCATCAACACCTGTCTGACTAAGGTAGGCAAGTCTCTGCACATGGTCAACAAATATATACTCTGCACCGTAGACAGTTGACGCAAGCCGTGTGTATTCCAGTAGTTTGAGAGGGTCATCATGTGAACGCATCTCGAATACTATTGTGCGTTCTCCTTGAGTTGCTTCAAGGGCAGCCTTGACCACATCATCTTCGGATACACCGTTCTCTTGTGCATCATCCTTTGTCCTGACGTTCACACCAAGATGGTAGGTAGCCATAGCACGATACGTTGTACTTCGCATTTCTTCCATGTGCAGGAGAGCAATCCTAGTGTCTGGATTCTTCAGCAATCCTGTCTCAAAATAACGTATCACCTCGGTCTTACCTGTACCTCTTGGTGCTTTTAGGAACGTCAAGCCACCCTTTACTATACCACGAATTTTGTCATCAAGACCTGTATGTCCTGTCGGAGTGTAGTCATAGGGATTCTCTGTGCGTATAGCCTGTGCTACCTCTTCATCGGAACAGAAGAAGTTGTCAGGAGAATATCTCTGTGGCTTGAGAGCCGTCCACTTCAACTCTTCTCCATCACCTGCCATGAGAAACTCATTAGCATCTTTGTACTTTGACATCGGCACATAGTATAGCTTGGTGGGAAAAGATTCGTACAACTTCTCTGCACTTCTGCGTCCTGCATCATCTAACTCACCTGCATAGATAATCTCTTTGAAGGAGTTGAGATAGTTGTAGTTCTGCTTGATAAACTTCTCACCAATAGACGCAGAGGGGAGTGACTTAACAAAGAACTTCTGACCTAATATCTGGTAAAGACTTGCTGCATCAAACTCCCCTTCGGTCACGTAGAGTTTATTAGAGGAGTTAGAATTAAACTCAGGACCAAACAAATGATTCATGCCCACACCCTTGTCCTTTATCCAAGTCTTAGACTTATCATCAAAGGCTCTGTACTTGACAGTGTGTGGGTATTTGTAAGCATATCGGACAGGCTTACCGTCTGCGTCTGTTTGTATCTGTATACCATACAGCTTACAAATCTCAGGGTCTATCCCCCTGATGTCATCATAGGTAACACCCTTAACTTCTTTCATCATAATATTTTCTCTCCTCTTTAGTGGGTAACTCTGCTTTGCCCAATCAAACACAGGTAGTCTGTGCTTGTTAGGGTAGGACTCACCACAACTGTGACAGAAGCCGTAGCCATCGTCATTCCAGTTGAATGCGTCTGAAGAACCACAGTCCTCAAAAGGACACGCTTGATGTGGATTGTCTGCCATTTCTCTCTCCTATAAGAATAGTATCATCTCACAACTAGATAGTAACATTAAAAGTGTACAAAGTAAAGTTAATTTCATTTCTCCCACCTATAAAAAATATGTCTGTCTATTCGTGTAGTTTTTGTTTTTGTTCTCGCCCATGAAGGTCTTACGTATGTTGCGTGGTAGTGCGTAGCTCCCTCAGTAACATCAAGCATAATCGTACCTGATAAAACAATAGATGCGTATTCTTTTGCATCCCACCATTCTTTACTATCAAAGTCAGGCTCGTCTTTTTGACCATCACAATACCAACTAAACTGGCACTTGTGGAGTACAGGTTTGTCTGTACCTTTATATGTGACAGCTTCCGTTACTACATCACACACATTGTCAGGAAATCTTTTATCCTCAACTCTGTTCATCACAACTTGTCCCACAGCAAGTTGTCCAAGCATAGATTGATTCTTTGCTTCATGGTACATATTGAGTGCCATGCACATTAACGCTGTCTCTAATATCATCCGTTTACTATCCCTGCTATGTCATAGTGTGCGTACACTAGCATACCACCTATAACTGTTACAACAACTATTATTACTATTAAATCTTGCACGTACTCTTTAAACTCTTTCTTTTGTTTTGTAAGAGGACTACGTAATTTTTTCATACAAATATTACTCCTCTAAGTATAAAGTTAAGAAGTAGTGTCCATGCAATCATCAACACTATCATACTTATTAATGCTTGTCCTTCACTCATCGCAAAAGTTCCTCATAAATTTACAGTTATTAAATCGTTTACATACTCTCTCATGCTTTGCTGTTTCCCAACACTCTGCTCGTGGAAAGTATTTGTTTGTAAATCTTTCAAAGGTATCGTCCATACCCATCATTAATATCAATGGCAATACAAAGAATGCCAAGACAATAATTGTGAAAGCAGGGAAGAATCCCTTGTTGTGATAAGGCTTATTCATCATATACCTTTCTTTTTATTCAAACCTTTTGGGTCATACTGCTCGTCTACAATCTCGTCAGGCATGAATCGGCTGCCTGTGCCATCGTCAAACCAATTATTCATAAACATCAGAACAATCATAAATATCATCACATAACTAAACCATTTTACAAACCAGATAAATAGTCCGTATGCTTGCTGTGCCTGTTCCAAGGCTTGTTGTTTTACATCGTCACTCATTTTCTCCTCATTTCTAGTGCAGACTTTGCTGTGTTAAAGTTATGTTTGTTGTAAGGGTTAAGGCTCTGCACGTTCCTATGCCCTGTCACAGACATGATTGCCAGTTGGTCAACACCACTGCGTATCAATTCTGTTATCGCTGTCTTTCTCAAGTCTCCCATCTGTAACTCTCTAGGAAGACCACAGAGAGCCTTTACCTCATTCGCAAGGGCAGACACTTGGAAATGCTCAATGACGCTGTACGCACCGTCTGAGGGTCTCTGATAGGGTAATACATAATCTTGGAATCCCCAATCCTCATTTTGTTGGAGAAGTAGTTGCTCTAACTTATCCTCAAGAGGTAGTTGTACCGTTGCACCACGCTTAGTCTGTTTGATTGTCACCATCTTGTTGTCAAAGTCTACAGATGACCACTTTAATAGGCGAATATCAACAGGTCTCTGTCCCCATTCGTAGCAAAGTAGGGCAAGCAATCCAATATTTCTGTATTTAAACTGTGAAAAGGCTGTCTCCACGAATAATTCTACCTGTTCTTGTGTCCATACGACAGAACGTGGCTCGTGTGACCTCTTTTTAACCATAGACATTGGGTTTCTGTCCATCAAACCAAGAGATATACAGAAGTTTATCAGGACAGAGAAGATTCTGGAGAGTTGATTAGCATTGTCAACACTCACTTGCTTCACCCAAGTCTCATATAGTTCGGTGCAGTGAGTGGGAGTGAGGTATTTTAGGGTTATGTCTCCCAACTCTCTGCCGAACATCTTTGTCACACATATTTTGTTGAAGCCGTAGGTGTATGTCTTCTGCGTGTGCAAAGATAACGAATTAAACTGACCTGTCTTGTAGTAGTGAGCAAGAACTTGACGCAGGTTACTGTTAACGTCTATGTTACCTGCCAGTATCTTCCCTTTCCTAAAGTCTTCGACCACCTTAATTAGTTTTGGTATCTCGTATCGTGCTGTCCTACCATCTTGAAATGTTTTGTTCTTAACGACACCTGATAACTTAGCGTCCTTTGGTGGAACGAATCGGTAAACAGTAGAGCCGTCTTTAAGTTTTGTTTTTACTGTGTACTTCATCTTCTTCCTTTAGTTTTTCAATCATCTTGTTTATGTACCACTTAGCTTTCTCTAAGTCTTGAATAGGCTTACCTTTGTAGTGCCACCTCCAAAGATATTTAAATGATGCACCCCAACAATACCCTATAAAAACAGATACAATAGCACCGTGCATCATTGACTTCATGGCATCTATACATTCGATACCACCCTTAGTGTAGTGGGAAGGGTGATTAACCATGTCTTCCATCTGCTCCTGCTCCATCTGACATTCGAAACAAACACCTTTGTCATCTAGGAAGTTACCACAATGTTCACAATAATCTTTCTTCATCTTCACCTCTTTATAATTAACTTAAAGTAGAAGGAGTTAAGGTTAACTTTAAGTATTACATAAAGTAATATTATACAGTAATAATAAATCCTGTCAACACTCTTCATCAGATTTATTTTCCTGCTGCATTTCTGCAACACCCTTGTATGCCTTGATGACATCACTGGAGAATAATTTCTTAATGTTTACAAGGTACATCTTAGATGCGTTGTGGTCTCCACCCTTCACCGTCTTGATAAAATCAAGGGAGTCAACTATTTTACGCAGTGTCTCTGTTTTAAATACAAGTGTGGCATATATATCACCATTGATGCACAGATTATGAAACCAATAGTCAGACTCTGTAGCATTGATACCTGACGGCTTCCCCCATGATTCGTATTCCACAGCGATATTTCCAGTACGTTGCCACATACCTTTCTCAGACTTGACCTCTATCTTTTTGTCTTTGAACATGGCTATGACTTCATCTTCCATACCCAAGCCAAACTTCAAATCTCCTGCAAAGTCTATGTCATACTTCTTCCTATCTTCTTTAGTGGGTCTTGTCATTCGATTTCTCCTCTGGTAAATCTTCTTTGAGTTGATAGTCTGTATACCAACCACCATGTCTATCCTTTGGTTGTTCAAACTCTAGTATGAATGATAGCTTGTGCATAAGGGACTCTAACTCACAAACATGTTCATAGTAGATAGGTATCTTCTCTGATGTATTACAGTTTAATTCTCTTAGCATATTGACATACCTGAGTAACTCTATTCTATCCTTAGGCTCTATACTAATTGTTTTCATATCCATACTCCACTACTATTCCTGTGTTCCACTTCTTCATCTCCACCTCTGCCTGTTCTTTAGTGTCAAAGGTTTTGATAGGACTCTTATCGTCCCACATAGCTCCACAACCCTCTTTGACGTACTCTAATCCGTCTTCTTCAAAGGGTTCAAACATTACTGCATACTTCTTTACCAATGCCATACAACTCTCCTCTGTACTTCTTCTAGTGATAGGTCAGGTTCGATACTGTCTCCCCCAATGTTCGTGCCTAACACAAGTCCTTTATTGACAAGGTTAAACAGATGATTCTTGTGAAGAATACCCTTGAAAGACCAAAGATGTTTCTTCTCTGCGTATAGTCCCTCGTCATCTATGTAGATACCATCTCCTTTCGGAGTGATACCTACGATGTCAAACGTGGAACAGTCTATTAGTCTGTATATGTCCTTGTAGTCACCAGAGTATTCTACCTCTGTCACCTCTTCCTTTTCAGGGTCTATCAAATATGCTTTCATACTTCTACTCCAAAATATTTCTGAGCCATATCCGTTGTGAATATATACTCTTTATCGTTGTGTAAGTTCTGCACGATATAAGGTCTTGACCTTGCCTTTACTCTATATCCAATTAGCGAGTACTTCTCTCCTCTGACTTCTGCTATCTTGGAAGTGTCTACCTTGTCCATCTCTGCATATCTCCTCAAGTCTTTCTGCTCTCTAGTCTCTGCACCCTTGAGCCTAAGGTTTACCTTGAACGTCACTTCTGTATCATCAAAGGACGCATTGCCTACCTTAACGATAAACTGTTCAAGACTCTCATTATCGTTGAGTATGTCATCTAATATTGCTCTAAAGTCTTTTACTATCTGTCTGTTTAATTTCATATCTTTCTCCTCTAAAATAGATATTTAACTGTAACGTCCATTATATAACAGAACGTCACGATTGCCAAGAAGTATATAGTTTCTCTACTCATGTACTTCTCCTTTCAAAATGTCGGCAACTGTGTCTACGCAGAATCCGTTGCCAAGCATCTTGTATCTTTGTGAGTTACTAATTCTATTGCATGTATACCATGTCACTTTCTTATCTGGAAATGCACCAAATTCAGTATACTTATCAGGGATAGTTTGTAACCTCTCACATTCTAATGGTGTTAATGCTCTCCAA